TTCCACCATTTGCCGATCCACCATAACCTTCAACACTTCCATTATTATCAATAATTAAAGTACCACCCATACCGGACGGTATATTCATGGCATGGTTTCCTGATGTAGCTCCGATGGTAACGCCAGAGTTAATAACAATACGTTTAGGTACTGCTGATGCCCAGTTAGAACCAAAGACACTAGCGTAGTTAACGTTATTAGTATTACTACTATGTGTATGAATTATTTCATTAACAGCACTATAAAAGTTTGAAAGAGATATTGTCCCAGATGTAGGAACGTTAGTATTATTTCCAGGAACTTCTCCACCATTTCTATAGTATTCAGAAAGAGAGTGAGGGGTTGAACCCCCAAACTCATCTACTATATCTTGGATAGAAATGGCTCCAGAACTCTGAATCGCCATTACTTACCTCCTTTTAATTCGTCTACTTCTGCTTTAAGTTCGTTAATTGCGTTTATAAGTACGCCTACTATTTTTCCGTAATCAACTGATTTGACTTCTGTTGTTTCTCCAGTAGATGGATCTGTGCTTACATTAGTTAAAACTACTGATGGTATTACTTCTTCTACTTCTTGTGCAATAACACCTATAGCCTCTTTACCATCTTTTATCCACTTATAACTAACACCACGTAACTTACCGCAGATACCAAGAGCATCATTAATAGTATGTATGTCTGTTTTTAGTCTTGCGTCAGAGTAAGCTGTTACGTTACCAGTAGCAGTAAGGTTCCCACTACTATCAAAAAGACACGAAGTATTACCATTAGCCTGTCTAATTCTAGTTCCATTAGAACCACCTTGAATGTATAACCAGTTAGAGTGATGTTGTATTTTTGCACCATAATCTCCTGTCCAGTTTCCATTACCAAGTCTAATATCAGAATTACCTCCAACAGTTACAGCACCAGCTCCACCAGTAAATGTGATGTCTCCGCTTGCTGTGTCAGCAGTATCTGATCTTAAAAAGCTTGAACCTTGTACACCATCTAGTTTGTCAGCGTCTAATCCAGAGCCAGAACCTTGATTACCAGAGTGCCAAACAGTTTTTTCTGTACCATCTACTAAAAATTTTAATCCGCTTGAACCACTTTTTATTCTTACACCTTCGTTTGTTTCTTGATTATAAAGTTCAATGTAGCCGTTTGCATTCCATTGCATGTAGGCTTTATTAGTTGTGCCTTCTTTCCATCTTATGTAAGGGTCATTAGAACCTTGTAATATTAAATGTTCATTAGTAGTAGTATTAATGGTATAAGCACCATTCATGGTATCGCCTTGATCTGACCTTACAAAACTAGAAGCATGTAAACCATCAACTTGGTCAGCATTAATGTTTAGTGCATCAATATCTGATTTAGTTTGGTCAGCAGTCGCACCGTTTTCTACGTTTATTATTGTTCTTACATCTGACGCATTGAGCATAGTTGGATCACCAGTTCCGCTACTCAATCTACCCATAATTGTTTGAGTGTAGATATTTTGCAATTTGCTAAAAGTAACTTGGTTATCTGCAATGTGAGCTTCATCAATACTTCCGTCTACATAGTGTTCAGAGTCGATAGAATCATCGGCTATTTTTGAACCGTTTACAGCATCTGCATTTATATCTGCATTAGCTATTGTTAAGTTTCCAGAAACGTTTGAATCTGTAATTTTTACGTCTGAAGGTAATGTCCCAGCAGCGATCTTACCGACTGCTATGGAGTCTGTACCTAATCTTCCAGCAATGGAAGCGGAAGATACGTTAGACATATCTTCTCTTGCTAGTGGTCTACCACCAGCTTGTGAACCGTCATGTACGACAGCTGTATCTTTTGTTGTGTCTATTGTGACTTCGCCTTCGGCACCAGTAAATGATGAATGCTGACTTGTCGAGCCACGTCTTAATTTTAATAATTTTGCCATTTATAGGGTACCGAAATCGAGAGTTAAATTAGTTGTTGTTATTACGTTGGGTGCGATAGTTTGACCAGCTACAAGAGCTACAATTTCACTAGCTGTCTGATCTGCGGTGGCATTGCTCTCAATGGTGTCTAATTTTGCACCATCTACAGAAACATCTCTTCCGTCAACTGTTTGATTACCAGTAAATGAAATATTTCCAGAAAAAGTATTTGCTCCAGTACCAGCTAAGTTTCCTGTTGCAGTAACTCCACCTTGCCAGGAAGAACCGTTATAAATTCTTAACTCATTAGATGAGCTATTAAAATATAAATCTCCATCAGAAAGTGCATTACCCCCACCATCTGTTGTTGGGTTAGAAGCTGAAATTTGATATAAATCAGCGAAATTATTTACATCTGATATATTTCCAGCAACTGTATTGATATTGGTCGCATTAGAAACAGCTGAGTTTATATTTGACGCATTTGAAACGGCAGCATTAATATTCGATGCATTAGAAACTGCACTATTAATATTGCTTTGGTTATTTGCTACAGCAGTGATGTTGGAATTGTTTCCAGCTACAGCATCAATATTAGTTTTGTTTGCGTTAACTGCGTTTATGTTTGTAGCGTTAGATTGAACTGCATTTATGTTGGTTGCGTTTCCAGCTACGGCAGTAATATTTGAGTTATTTCCAGCTACTGCGTTTATATTTGTTGAGTTACCAGCTACAGCATTAATATTAGTTATGCTGTCAGATACTGTTTTTATAGGGTCATCTTTAACAGTGATGGTGTTACCCATTCCACTGTGGTTTGTACAGTAATACTGGAAGTTACTTGGTTGAGTTTCTGGAATCTTAATAGATATTTTTGCTCCAGATTGTCCTTGAGTACCAGTAACAGTTACGTTAGTTGAGTACTGTGAACTACCAGCGTAAAAACGTAATGGATGAGATCCAAGAGTATTAGAACTTAAGTCAAATGTATATGTCCAACCTTTGTATAAAGTTAAAGCTGGTTTAGATACACCATCAATAAAATAAGCTCCTCCAGCAGCAGTAACAGTAAAGGTTGCTTCATCTTCTAATATGTCTGCAACGATATCTAATGAACCATTGGAACTACCAGTAGTTACAGCATCACTTATAAGACCTAAGTCTTCTTGATAAGTAATCGCACCTGAGACAATAGCAATATCATTGAGAACAGCTTGGTTAGGGGAGATGACAGCCCAATTAGTCCCGTCATATACCCGTAAATTGTTATTGGAATTATCAAACCATAAGTCACCATCTTGCAGAGAACCACCATCGACTCTTTGAGTTGGGGCATTATTTGAAATTTGGTAAAGGTCTGCAAAGTTATTTATGTCAGCTACGTTTGCGCCAGCTGCTGCAATATTAGTTATGTTGCTTGCAATTGTTGTAACTTCAGTCGCTTTTGGAACTAACCTGTGAAAAGTATATGTATTAAGTGTTGAAGTAGATTCAACTAAAATTCCAAATCCTTGAGGTAAAACTGAAGGTACTCCAGTTACAGTTACCGTGCTATTTCCTACAGTTCCATTTGCAATAGTTACTGTAGTTCCGCTAGGAGTATAAGCCTGTGATAAAGCACCAATACTTAAAATAGCTGCTTGACCAGTTGAACCCTGTGGGTTTGTATTTGGAAAACTTTTCTCGTTAGCAATAACGGTAAATCCACCAACATCATCAACAAGGTCAATAATCCTGGCGTTGATAGCAGCTGTAGTTGCTACCTTTGCATCTGAGTTAGACCATGTAACTCCACTAGCAATAGTTTCTGAAGAATCCTGTCTAAGGAATAAAGCTTCAGCTTCTGTTTCTGTGTAATACCTACCGTCTAAGGCTCCGCCTGTAAGTTCAGTTTCTGTGAAATATCTGTTGTCTAACTGACCATTATTTAGCTCAGTTTCTGTATAGTATCTGCCGTCAGCAGCTCCACCAGTTATCTCAGCTTCTGTAAAATATAAGCTATTTAACTGGCCACCATTTAATTCGGCCTCTGTGTAATATCTATTATCTAAAGTCCCAGCAGCTATTTCGTTAGTAGTTAATTTGTCTGACTGTAATAGTGTTTTTATTTCTGCTGCTGTTTGATCAGCAGTAGCTGCCGTCTCTATGTTTGATAACTTCGTTTTCTCCGCGTCAGTGTATGCGTTGGTATTTGAGTTACCCTCATAAAGAGTTTTGATCTCAGTAGCTGTTTGGTCATCTTTAGCATTGGTCTCGATAGTATCGAGTTTTGTACCATCTGCTGCTACATCTCTACCATCTACAGTACCACCAACAACAATGTTTCCACTTGTCTGTACAACTTGTGAACCAAAGTCTGGTGAAATTTTTGTACCGAGGATAGCTGCTGAGTTATTAATATCATCATTAACTATTGATCCATTAACTATGTTTGCTGAGTTAACGGTTATGCCACTAGGTAATGCACCTGTAGCAATCTTGCTTTGTGCTATAGCAGCACTTCCGCTAATGTCAGCATCAACTATAGTTCCGTCTTTAATTTTTGCTGAAGTTACAGCCTGATCTTTTATATCAGGAGTTCTTTGTAATTGATGTTGTTCTTGACTTGCAAGCCTGACCATATCGTGGCAAGCGTTCAAGTCCGCAGCTCTGATAGACGAACCAGCAGCAAATACGGCTGCTGCTGTGTCTAAATCAGTTTCTCTAAATATGTGAACATTCCC